GTTTTAATGTTTCCGTTTATTTCTATTGCTTTCATATTATTGTGCTTGAGAGATTGAGAACCAGTATTCGCTTGCTCCTGTTACTACTACTTGAATTAAGTTTGATACAGTACCGTCATAAGTTCCTGCTACAGTTGAACCAGCAGGAAGCGTTAAAGCGTGGTCTCCTGTAATTACTAAGTCTTTTACCATACCTATTGCATCGTTAGAGAAAGTAAGTGTAGTGTCAGCGGCTAATGTTTTGGTAAATACTTGAGCAGTACTAAAATCTACATCAGTTGCTAAAGCAGCACTTGTTGTAAATTCAGTTCCTAATTTAGCATAATTAATAACATCATTAGCTAGGTGTACTGTATCAATAGAACCATCTACATACTGTGCGGAATCTACTGAATCAACAGCCATCTTATCGTTTGTTACTGCTCCACTTGCAATAGTTAATGCAGTTGCTCCAGTAACGTCTCCTGTATGAGTTTGATTATATAAGTTTGTAGCTCCTTGTGATACATCATCTGAATCTAGTACAACAACTCCTGTTTGACCATTAACTGAATCCACAGGTACAGTTGGAACTGAAGCATCTATTGTAAAATTAGGATATACTCCAGTAACAGTAATATTACTTCCTTCTGTAATAGTTACTGTCTTATCATATAAATTAGTAATTCCCTCTGCTATGTCGTCAGAATCTAATACAACTACACCAACTTCTCCATTTACTGAAGCTACTGGAGCAGTTGAACTAGCAGCTGTAATTATAAAATCAGGATATGAACCAGTAACTGTAATATTATTACCCTCAGTAATAGTTACTGTTTGGTCAGGAGAAGTATTTGTTATGGTTGTTCCTGTTACATCTATTCCTATACCCGCAGTATATTGAGTATCTATTGAGTCTACATTGAAATTTGGATAAGTTCCTGTTATTGTCGTAGAACCTGACCCTGTAATCGCTACAGTTTGGTCTGGAGCAGTATTAGAAAATACTGTTCCTGTAAGGTCTAATCCACTACCTGCTGTGTAAGTAGTATTTGTATCTGCAGCATCTACATTAAAATTAGGATACGTTCCTGTAACTGTTGCTGAGCCTGAACTTGTGATTGAAACGGTTTGGTCAGGAGCTGTGTTAGTTATAATATCAGAAGTTACGTCTATTCCAGTTCCCGCTGTATAAGTTGTATCAGTAGATGATACAGTAAAGTCAGGATATATTCCAGACACATTTGTAGCACCACTACCAGTTAAAGTAACTGTTTGGTCAGGAGAAGTGTTAGTAACTGTTACATTTCCTGTTGTGCTGTCAACACTTATTCCAGTACCTGCGTTCACAGAACTCACTTCTCCAATAACATCACTAGAAGATATTGTAAAGTTTGGATAAGTACCTGTAATAGTAACGTTATTTCCTTCTGTTAAAGTAACAGTTTGGTCAGGAGCTGTATTTGTTACCGTGTTTGCTGTTAAGTCAATACCAGTTCCTGCAGTTAAATTGTCTTGCTTGCTACTTTGAAGTGTTGTAATGTCTCCATCATTAGAAGTTATCTGAGACTGTAAGTTACTATCAGCAGCTATCCTAGCAGTTTCTTCTGCGTCAATGTTACCTTGTAAAGTAGTATCATTTGCTAATCTAGTAGCAGCTTCACTATCTATGTTAGACTGTAGTGTAGTATCAGCTGTTGCTCTTGTTGTAGCTTCTGTGTTAATATTTGCTTGTAGTGTGTTGTCAGCAGATATTCTAGCAGCCTCTTCTGAGTCAATGTTTGATTGTAAAGTATTATCAGCGGCAATACGAGCAGCTTCTTCAGTTGCTATATCAGCCGTGTTAGTGTCTATGTCTGCTTCTGCTGTAGTTAATCTAGTATCTAGGCTAGAAGTGTCAATAGTAATAGTCTGCCCACTAGCAGACGTTACAACACCATTTGTACCTACTAGATTTAATGACTGAGAGTCTAAGTCTACAGCACCTATTCCACTATCTCCTGCGAAGTCTAAGTCTTGAGCAGTAATATTGTTGTCTACATAGTCTTTAACTGCTGCTGAAGTAGGTATAGTAGTATCATTGTCATTATTAGCAATACCATCTGCTTCATCCACAAACTTTGTGATAGTAATGTCCTCTGTAGTATCCTTTAAGTTACCAAACTCTAAAGTACCATCTGCTTTAAAGTCACCAGCCGTGTTTAAATGTAAACCAGAACCATTGCCTTCTCCATCAGTCAACTCTTTAGATGCCCCAGTTAGAACTTCATTGTCTTCTGTCTTAAGAAGACCTTGAAAGGTATCTTTGATTTTCTTGTCTTGTAAACTTGCCATTTTATGTTGTTTTATTACTTTCCTTTGTTTTGTTTATCTTCTTTAAGAACGCTTCTAACTTAATCACATTCTCCTTCTTTGGCTTATATGTAATTATTTCTTTTTTCATTATAATACCCAAGAATGAAAGTTTACATCTTTATCTGGATACATCTCGCCATTAGTATTCTCATTATATTCTGGATAGTCTTGGCTATAGAATCCCATAAAATCCACAAACCTACGAGTATAAAACTCTGCGGTTTCTGTAACTCTGTTTAACATAGCGTTCATCTCCTCAACAGATATTGTTTCTGAGTTTTCACTTCTATGCTTATATACACCTCCATTACTTATCTGATACATAGCAAAAGGCAAATAACAGCTCTGAGTAAACCATACAAGCATAGGTTTGATGTAAACATCAATTAAATCCTTGTACTTTTTGTTAGCTAAGTCATTTATTTCATTGCTAATAACTAAAGATTGAAGCTTAGCGTAAAGCTTTCCACCTAAATAGTTTTGTATATGAGTATCTTGAGCTACTTCAATGAATTGAATAAGCTTATCCCCATCTACGTTACCATCTATAATAGATTTACGTTTTAAGTCGTTTATGTTTATAAAAAGTGCCTTTTCTGCCATAATTAATTGCTTTTAGGATATGCACCTCTATTTGGCATATCAACTGGTCTTACTGGTACTTCTTTTGGGTTGTTAGGCTCATTAAAACCGTCTTTAACAGCATCAGAAGCTTCTACTTCAGTATCTGCACTTACTTTCTTCTTATAAACCCTTCTTTCCCAAAAATGGTGGCAATTTTTCCCTCCTTTGTACTTAAATAGACTATAATTTTGTTTATTGTGTCCTAATTCCTTGTTTAAACCCCTAAAAGACATCTGTGAGATGTCTTCTTTTCTAAACACAACCTCTTTTGATGTTAAAGACTCTAATTGTCTACAGAATTTACGGCTATCAGGAGACTTTCTAAGCGGTGCATAAGCATATCTAACCTTATACCCTGCATTATCTTGAGAAGAGCTTGCAGATGCCTTAGAATCGCTCTCTGTGACTGCTAGTTTAGTAAAGTCAAACTCTTCATTGTCGTTTCCAACAGCTTCTGAGTGTATTAGCTCCCAATCAGAACTTACTACCTCTCCCATTTCTTCTAACTGAGCTAATATATCATCGCCTTCTTCGTCAGAAAAGTCAAGAGACTCTTGGGAAGATAATTTCTCCCCAGTCTCTTCCTCTCTTTTAACTTTAGTAGAGATATTCTCTAGTTCTGTAAACTCTATTGGTTGTAATGTTACAAAGTATAGGTTTAAGAAGATATTGTTAAAACCTAGTATGTCTTCAAATCCATCTATTAAAGCTTGTTGAAATGGTCTAATAACAATGTTATCCATAAGGATAGAAGCAGTTCTTAATTCCTCTGCGTTATTACCAAAACCAGTATTATCTTTAATACCTAAAAGAATTGGAGACACAATACCGTGACCAAGCATAATCTTCTCCCTACTCTCATCAGCTAAGAACTGATATTGAGCGTGAGCATCTGGTAAATGTATTGGCTCCAAGTCAGCCTTTGTTTCAGCAGACTCATTAAATGTAAGAATAAACTTACCAGCGTTAGAAGAGCCGCTAAACTTCTCCATTATCTTTCTTTCAATAATCTCTTGAGTTTCCTCGTTAGGAACTCCGTTATTGAAGTTAATTAGTAAAGATGGCTGCAAGCCATTCTTTATGTTGTTAATATGGTAGTTAGAAACCTCTTCTTCTAAAGAACAGTACTGTAAACATCCATTATAGTCTACAGGTGCATAGTAATAGAATCCAGACCTATATGGTTTAAATATATATAATTCTATTTGGTCTGACTTACTTCCATTGCCAAAAGTTGGTATTCTTTTGGGCTTATCAGAAGGCTTTATTTCACTCCATTTAGGGTGATAGTAGTATGCTTTTATTTGACCATCAGTAGCCTTCTCAGCTCTTAATGTCTCCATTGGAAAGTGTAGTACTTTTACTATACTTGTCTTTTGCTTGTTGTATACAATCTGCATAGCAGCTTGACCAAGCATCTTATAATCATTAGCAGCTCTCTTTATCTCTTTAGACTTAAGAAGCATCTTCATCTTAGTATACATCTCTGGCTTGATGTCAGAGTCCGTGGCTTCAAGGCCACGGCCATATATCATATCAATAATACCATTGATACACCTTGCATTCGTAGGACTACCAAGATAATTGTCAATTAAAGACTGAAAGTAATCACCGCCATCTCCATTTTCGTAAAGAATCCAATCTTTGCCATAAACTTCTTTAACCTCTGGAGTTTGATAACCAGAAAGGTTGATGACTCTAGTAGAGCCTTGAACCCTTGGTGCTGGAAGTTGTTTTACTATTTTATGTTTCATACTATAATACTATGTATTCTTGTTCTTCGTCTTTGTCGTATTGCTTATACTTTCCTTCATTTAAAGTAACAGCAAGCTTATAATCTATTTCAGCAGTTGCTAAGGCTGTGTCTCTATAATAATTTTCTCCTCCATTTGTAATCTCTAAATA